GTCCAAGGTCCAACTGGTTTTGTTTTATCTCACGGTCTAAACCAGAGTTTTCTCTGGCAATACCCTCCATAGTGCGGCGGTATGTTTTTTCATCTCGCCGGTCTTGATCTGCTAACGCTTTATCTTCCGCCCTGTTCTGCTGCGCTAGACGCTGTGTTTCTCGCCGCTCCTTGATATCCAGCTCGCGCAGATCGTTGTATCGCTGGTTGTTCAGACTGTCCTGAACGATACCGAAACCTTTTGAGAACCCGTCAGCAAACCCGCCGTAATTAGTAGCCATGTATCACCTAGTCGAATAGTTTGTTGAGGAGATATGCAACGCCAAGACCGATTGCTACCGGAGCTGCAATCGTTGCGAGAGAACTTATAGCTGAAGGAGCCGCAGTAGCTACAGGGGTTCCAGCCGAAGCGATAGCGGCAGAACCAGCCTCCGTCACTGCCGCAGCACTTTTACCGGCTTCTAATGCCAACAATTCAGCGCCAGCCGCGTCTGCTAGAGCGGTTTTTGCTGCTTCTTGCGTAACGGCGGAAGCAGCTTTCGCTGCCCCTGCCTTCTGCATCCCGTACATAGCGCCGAAACCAGCGCCAGTGCCCAGCGTATTCATCTCTTGCGCTTGCTTGGCTTGATCAATAGCCGCCGCCGTTTGGTTCTCTCTCGCTTCCAACTCGGCGCTTTTTGCCAACCCAGCAGTAGCCATTCTACGGAGACCAGCTCCTCTAGCTAAAAGGGTCATGAGTTACTCCTTGCTCTTTGAGCTACTGCTCCACCAACGCCTGTCAGTAACTGCATGCGCCTATCTGAATCGCGAAGACGGGTATCGTTCAAGCCGCCTACAAGAGCGCCTACAGTGTCCATGCTTGTACCGATCCCGCTGTTACCGTAAATACCTAAACGCTCCATAGAGCGGTTCTGCTGACCCTGAACATTCATTCCAGCACCTAGTACAGCTTCTCTTGTACGCTCAAGATCTCCGGGTAATGCAGTGGTCCCTGTAGGGGTAATCGAGTTGACCAGCTCGTCCTCGACTGGCGCGAACCTGTTCAAATAGTCTTGCGTCTGCGCTCGAATCAAATCTGCATACAGCTTGTCGCCTGGGTTTTGGTCTCGACCCATGCCTGAGTATGCGTAGGGGTCGATTTGTGAGTACGGATTGCCGTAAGTGGATCTAACCGCAGAAGCCGCATCTGGGTTCAACGCCATCATGTAAGCTTGAAAATTCATTACGCCGTCCTATAAGGGTTAGCCCCGTAACCAGCCGCCATACCGACACCAGTACCAGCAAGGTTTTGCAGGCTACTAGATCTAGCGAAGTCATCTTTAGCTGACTCTCTTATTCGGTCTGAAGCCGCGCTGGCTACATCCATCTGACCTTGGAACGCCTCTGTTTGAAGCCCTTGACCCATCTTCACAATGTTCTGAAGACCCGCGAAGCCCATGTCAGTGTTGGATATTCCGCGATCAGCGCCAGCTAATCCCATACCTCTAGCCTTAGCTCCACGCAGAGCTTCTGACTCCGACTGGAAAGCGCCAGATGTTGGGTCGAATCCACGATTAAATGCAGCCGCTTGCATGTCTTGAATTGCTGGCTCGTATTGAGCTGCGGCTTGATTCATTCCAGCAGCAATAGAACTGTCGTAATTTGCATCGCTGAATTGATTCTGGACCGTGTCCATGAACTGGTTCTCTAGACCAACAAAGGTGTTGCCGTATCTTCGGAGCATGGTCGCCGCCTGTTGCGACAAAGCTAACCTCGACTCCATTTCTTTAGGCTTATCGCCACCGCCTCCGCACATATCAAACCTCTTTCTTCATTACCGATCCGACTTCTCTGTAACCGATACGCTTGATCAACTGCTCGTATCCGGGTCCAGCGATACCAGATGTGATACCAATACAAATTTCATGAGCGCCTTTATCGACAGCCCATGCCTCGAAATCTTTCAGCATCTTGATGGTGGGCTTGATTATTCCCGCTCGTTTTTGCGGGAGAAAAACCATCACCAAGTCCTGTGCAATCTTTTTCGTGGAAAAGAAGTATTCAGTGATGTGACCGAGAAAGAAGCCGACGATCTGCCCCTCGCTTTCGACCACTCTCATAAAGGTGTTGGAGTCTGGATATGTGCCCTCGACCACCCATCTCAACGACTTCTCGTCTGACCAGCCGCATGTGGTGTAAAGACTGTTTTCCTGAAACCAGCGACCTATGAGATTTATATGGTCGAAATCCTCGATAAGAGGCTTCCGCACGATAAATGCCATCACTGCCTTTCCAGCAATCTTCCTTGAGGTTATTGAACGGAGATGTCCGATCCGGGAGGTTCCCGGTCTCCGATTGGATACCAGAAAGGTATCCTTGAAACTACGATTCTAGACCGTTTTATGCTTCCAATGTTACTGAATTATATGCCTTTTTTCACTTTTTATAACGGCGGATCTGGGAACACAACGTCGTCAATACTCGTCACATGAGCGAAGTCTTCAGGCAAATCACGCAGCTCTTGCCGGTACATCTGCCATTCACTGCGCTGCTCTGCGGTAAACGGCGAATCGCTGAGTTGGGTGTAGTCGCTGGAAAGCAAAAGCTCTTGCCTGATAACTTTAAGTTCAGCCATTGCTGCTACCGACTTTTCAGCATCTGCTGGTCCCGGCTTGGCAACCAAAACCCCTTCCAAAAACATTTGTGTTGCGTCATCGGCGACACCCTCAACAACAACCTCTCCATCTCTCGCCTGCAAGGCTAGATCGCCGTCAGCACAACTCCCAGCTCTAAGGATATTTCCTTCGGTGTCATGAACAAAGAATTGCTTCATTTCTTTACCTCGATAATAGCTAAAGAGCGGAGCGTTACAGAGGTAGTGGTTGCAGAAGCTTTTGGGTTGCTACCTAAATTATCTATCGTTACCGTGTAGGTTCGAGTGCCCGTTCCGGTAAAAAAGTCGGTTGCAGAAACAGCCCAAGTTAGCGTACCACCTGATTGCCTTTGCTCTACGATAGTGGTCCCGTTCCTTTTGATTTTCAGCGTAGCTGAGTGACCTCTTCCGCTACTTGGAGCGCCTTGGCATGAAGCTATAATCAATGCGGGTGACCCCACCGATGTGTATGTAACCGTTTGGACCGTTACATCTCCAGAACTGCCCGAAACATTGATTTGTGATGCCGTGTACGCTGAAGACGGGATGGTAACCGCGTTACCCTTTATCTGAAGAGTATCTACACTTAGATCTTTGATACTGATCCTGCCAGCGGCGTTGGTATCAATGGTCTGACCATCCAGATCAATCCTGCTGGTGTTGATCTTTCCGCTGGTTATGACGTTAGCGTCAAGCTCATTGACCTTCAGTACCGCAACGCCTCCAACTATCTGAGAGGTAATCGTCGCGCCGTCAATGTTGAGTCTGGAGGTATTTATTTTTCCCGAAGTGATTTTTTCTGCGTTGATATTGGTGATCTTCGCGTCATCGATGGTGGCGTTACCAATCTTTGCGTTAGTGATCGAGCCGTTTTCAATAAATGCCCCATCCATGTACACGCCACGAGGCACTGAAACACCATTTATCTCTTCATCGGTATTGTTCACCACAACGAAAGGCAACAATCTATTACTGTTTTGAGTCGGGTTGTTGCTCAATTGATTAGGGGCTGTTGGGTCTACAATCGCGAACTTGTCCGCCCTTATGATGAAAGCAGAGGTGGGGGTTGCAGTATTAGATGTGCTGCTAAAACCAAATCCAGAGATATATCCGCGATTGTCAGCTTTAACACTGTACTGTGTGGTTAGCCCGTTAGCCCCAGAAACGATGCTTTGCGTTGTTTCGAGCGACCCCTTGATGCCTCCATTCCCATCGGCACCTTCAACCGTGACCTGCAACGTGTCTATCGAGCTTGCTGAAGCCGATCCATTAGGAAATACCTCTGCCGAGATGTCACTAACCACATCAGCAGACGCTAGTATCAGCGCACGGTTTGGGTTGCCCCTATCCCATATGGCTGACGATAGTTGATCTACGCGGCTGGTTTGTGCTGTGCCGTTGGGGAAAACCTCATTTGTAACAGTGCTCAAATTAGCCGCAGTCGCTAATCGAGCTGTCCCACCAATTGTTCCGTCCACGAACACTTCTGCCGCTAATGAATCGATGGAAGATGCCTGCGATGTCCCATCAGGAAAAACTTCTGTCTTAACGGTATTGAAAGCCTCCGCCGAAGCTAACCGCCCCGTACCGTTACTATTGAAAACCTCAGAAAATAGACCATCAATGCGTGAAGAGGATGCACTTCCAGACCCAAATACTTCGGTATTCAGAGTGCTTAGCGCAGCAGCAGTCGCAAGTCTGGAGGTGCCATCGTTAGAAAACACCTCACTAACTAAGTTGTCGATCCTAGTCGCGGATGCATTGCCCATCCCTACTTCAGTTTCTAAGGCACTCACCGCAGCGGCAACAAAACCCAGACCTGAATTAGGGTCATTTAACGTGGATTCCAAACTGTCGATTCGAGAGGTGGTAGCTGAAGTCGGATTGCTCACAGGCCCGTATATTTCATTTTGGATCAATGAAACCGCACTGGCACTGGCTAACTGGGTATTCCCAGAAGAATCAAAAACTGCGTTTTGTAGCGATGTGACTGACTCACTGATCGTCTTAACAACGCTGGAGTTTGATGGTTCATCTACATCATAAATTTGGGAAACATTGTTAGTGAGCGTGTTCAGTGCAGATGCCGTTGCCAACTTTGAAGTGCCATTGGCATTGAAAACCTCTGTGTTCAGGGAGGTGATGTCACCCTGCAAGGTTGTGACTAGGGAAGGCTGTCCCGCTCCGTTATATATCGCCTCGACTGACTGCGTCACGCCGCTCAGTGCGGTGGTTGAAGCCAGCTTCACCGTCCCGCTACCATCGAAGACAGCGCCATTCAAAGATGTAACGTCGTCCTGAATCGACTTCACAACACTGGCGTTCCCCGGTGTTGCTGAATCGTAGATCGCCACCACGGTGTTGTTGAGCTGCGTCAAAGCTGCTCCGGTGGCTAACTGTAAGTTACCACTACCATCGAAGACCGACGATTTAAGGTTAGTAACATCCCCTTGAATCGTAGTGATTAGAGAGGGGTTGCCGTCACCATTGTAGATTGCGCTGACCTCACTAGAGACGCCAGACAATGCTGAGGTCGTTGCAAGCTTCACAGCTCCCGAACCATCAAAAACAGCGCCTTGTAGCGCCGTGACGTTGGTTTGCAACGAACTGACAGAATTACCCTGAGTGTTGACTGTGCTTGTAAGGGCGCTCAATGCAGAACCAGTAGCAAGGCGAGCCGTCCCGTCTGAATTGAAGACTTCATTTTCCAACGTAGTCACATTAGCGGTTAATGTCGCAATGTCGCCATCGTTCGATGTGACTTGGCTGGTAAGGTTGCTCAGAGCCGTCGTTGTCGCAATCTGCGAGTTACCTGAACTATCGAAGACCACATTTTTCAAAGAGGTGACATCACCGCTCACAGTCGTAAGCGTCCCGTTGATGTTTGTAACCGTGGTGTCCAAAACATTCAGAGCAGATGCCGTAGCAAGTTTAGATGAGCCGTTTGCGTTGAATACCTCAGCATTCAAGGTCGTTATGCTGCTTTCGTTAGCTGCAATTCTTGGGTCTTGCAGACTGACCCAGCTACTCCCGTTCCAGAAGTACGGAGCCATATTGTTGTCGGAGTCATACCACCGAGAATTAGTAGTAATGCTTCCGGTAGGAGCATTTGCCTGAACAAAAACCGTACCGACATTAGCGGTTACATCCTGTATTGAACTTTGCAAGTTGCTGACGTTGGTGTTCAAAGTCCCTAAGCTGGTGTTTATTCCCGTGATACTGCTATTGATTTGTGTAACGGCAGACTCGCTACTGGTTATCCGCGAAAGTAGGTTGGCACCAGAGTATGAACTTGCAAATCCTGTGTAAGTTTCTAGAGAATTTATGGTGCCGGTCAGAGACGGAATCGTCGCAATTGGCGTTGCTAATGATTGCGCTAACTGAGAGCTAGTTATTTGCTCAGTCAGTAACGTCAGAATAAGAGAGATGTCTGGGGCTGTAGTTCCGGGTGTTCCTGACCCGCTATTAAAAGGACCAGAGACTCCGTTTTGATTTACAGCTCTTACCCAATAATATCTAGTAACGCCGCCACCGACAGGATCAGCGTAAACACCAGTAAACCCAGATACTTGCGCGACCATGGTTGCCGCGCTGATGTCATCCGTAGTGTGCCGAAAAACTTCAACATACGAGTGTCCCTCGTAAAGGGACAGATTCCACGTCAGTATGATGTTCTGAAATGCCCCATCCGCCTCAAGGTTTGTGGGTGCAGGCGGCACATCTAGATTGGGGATATCGTCACGAAAAGGAATCAGGTCAGATGATCCCCTGAACAAATTAATCCCCCGCGCAAGAGTTACTATGCCTGTATCCAACAGATCCTTAAAAGTGACGGCGCGGTCTAGCGCATCACCCCGATGACCCAGAAGAACATCTAAATTCTCTTTTACGCCATCAGCAAATCTCTTGTCCTGAGACGACCATCCCGGCGGTACTGTCAGATTGCTTTTACGCGACACCTATTTCCCCTGCCGACTCATACACGCACACCTCATTGACCGCTACAGACCCTTCGATTTGTATCTCAAACTCATGAGATTTATATCCTCCAGGCAGTCGGAATAATGCGCTGCTTGTTACTGACTGCGTATGTTTGAGAGACCCATCCGCAAATAACTTAAAAGTGGGAGCTGGTGAATAAGATTCGCATTCCAGCTTTGCGACACCGGGGTTAATCGGTCTCTGGGTATAAAACTTTTTACTCTTCCACGTCATAGCTAGATTTGCCCCGCCAGCAAACTTCACCACCGACCCGCCAACAACCAAGTACAGCTCATCATTTTCTAAGTCGTTGAATCCTGCTGTCGCGTGGAAATCCAGTTTAACGTATGAGTTCTTTCCGCCTCTCGGATCAAAAATAAAGCCTTTAGATTCAGTGCCGTTAGCGTAGAAACCTAAGTAGTACCCTTCCCAATGGAATCCGATCAGAGATGAAGGCGACAGCTCCTGCCACTGGTCTCTCGACAGAATGCTTTCTGTTGCTACTGATAGACCATTATCCCGCGCCATCACCAAACCATCCGGGCTGGCGTACATAACATACTCGCCCATATCCACTACGCTACGCTTACTAACGCACGATAAAGTGCTGTCAATCTCGATCATCGACATGCTTGACGGGTCTAAGCCTTGAATCAAAGCAGGCTTTTCTTTGGTGAGAACTAACAGCCCAGTATTCAGTGGAGCTAGCGCCACCACATCGCTCTTGATTGTTAATTTATAAGCATCAGGAAACGCATGAGGCTGAAACGCCTCTGAAAAGCAAACGGTTTGACCTGCAAACCCAGCCAAGAACCCATTAGGCATACTGACCAATCCCAACAAAGGGCCATCTTTATGCTCCGCTGACACCTCATCGGGCGGAGCAGTCCACGATGCGGAAGGAATTGCCTCTCCCAGATTAGAATCTGAAACCGTGTCATTAAATGTGTCTGTGGCAAGAGCTACATCGGCTACAAACCGAAACGTCCCGTTAGGGTCCGTGCGGTAAAGCCTCTTCTTCAATAAATTGTGATTGCCGCTTGGGTTACTAGGGAAGTTCACTGTTACGCTTTGGTCTGAGTACACATCCACTAACTGGCTGACTAAAGAGTTTGATGGCGCACCTTCCTCACCGTAATAACTTACATAGGTGAAAACGTAACCCCGTGTGATCGGGGTCTCCGTGTCTCCATTTGAAGTGGTTCCTACGAGCGTTACCGAATCAAACGGATCAGGATCTGGAATGCCCAGCTTGTAATAGGTGCCGTTACCGATAATTGCAGAAGTGCTCATTCTAGGATATCCCGATGAACCACCGATCCCTGTCACATATATGCGCTCATGCTGATCCTCCGCAATAGGGCTTCGGACAATGTCTAGATCCTCATTCGATCCAATCCACGCAGAATCGCTGTACTTGAAAAGCGTTTTTGTCCCTGCGGTAATCGAATAGCTAGCCACGGGAGTGATCGAGGCAGAGCTATTGTCCGCCCAAGGATCTAAACGACCCGAATCCAACCTAGTGTTTATCGCCTCTTGCGCCATATCCTCCGGCAAAAGACGTGCAGATATTCGAGGAGCCTTGCCGGAAAATGTTTGGAGCTTAAACCCTGTCATTTCGATACTCCCTTGATGCGCTCGTAGGATCTAGCGCCACCCAGCCCAAGCATTCCCAAGAGAAGCGGCATCATCACAGATGAGTCAGCCTGTGGAATCGTCACACCAAACCCGGCAGCGATTGGCGAAACGAGAAAGTTGATTGCCATGCCCAATACGGTGACATAGCCAGCTAAGGGTCTCCAGCTCGATTGGAACCAGTTGCCCTTGGCATCGAGCTTCAACACCTCGATTTGTTGCAACACCCGCTCCTGCGAATGTTTCTCCGACATCGTGTTTATCTCATGCGCCAACTTGGCGGCTTGGTCCCGATCCGGAATTACCTTTTCGAGCAAGCCGGTTACGGGTTCTATAAGATCTCCCAAAATTTTCATTGCAGATACCTATATTTCATTACAGCCACGGTCACATCTGTAGCTAAATTAGGATGATATGTACGATCAATCGTAACCTCATAGTTATCAGCAGATCCGACCTTGCTCATGTGATAGTCATATAAGCCAGAATTCTGGTGACAGCTAATTTTGTATCCCGCTAATCCGAGTGTGTCGCGGATGTACTCCTTGGTCTGCGTAATGTACGCGGGGTCATGCAGCCATGCCTTGGAGCCATCGGCATCAGAGCCGTAGAGCGCGTAGACCCAGAGGATGTACTGCTCATCGTCAGGGTTGATTCGACCAGCCGCTAGATGAATTGGATGCCCATCTTTTTCCCAGTAAATGACCTTCGTGTTTGGGAGAGATATGAATTCCTCGTACTCATCGCGCAGCTTCGTCTTTTTCGCATCGTTGTCTGATGGGTTACCGAGATAGCGCCAATCAATCGTCCCAGACTCCATGATCGGCAGGCACTGGTCGAACAGGGTGTCAAAGTTGTAGGGGACAATGTTGCACTCGGTGATCGTATACATCAGCTATTCCTGCCACCATAAAACTGATTCATTGAGATGGTGCCACTTGCCGGTATGCTTGTGTTTACCGTCGTACTGCTGCCAACGGTTCTGCGTCTGATTCGATAATAATAGGTCGTTGGCTCTCCCTTTCCGCCTCCTCCAGAATCGGAGGTAAAAAGAGTGCCTTTTTGATACTCATAACCGCCAGTAGTGTACGTTGTAGCAGAACTTTGGAACCCTGCAACAGTGCTTCCATTCCAGCGTAGAGACACAGTTCCAGCGTTTTCCAAATCAGACCAGTAGTAGGTGCTGATATTGCCTTGATAGCTCGAATAAGAACCCGCGCCGGTACTAATTGTCGTTGGAACATAAGCGCCCCCTCGGTAGTACTCCGACATACTGATTGGATTGCTACCGCCAAACTCGGACTGCACATCTGAAAGTGATATAGCTCCTGTGGTTTGAAGTGGCATCAGCTAGTCCAAAGCGCGTTGCAGACCGCTTGTACGGCGGTGTCTTCGTTTGTAATCACAGTAGGTGTGCTGACCGTGTTGCCATCGCTATCTGTGGTTTCGGTATAGCGATTTAGAATCACCTTGCGGTCAGACGTAATCGGCAGTTCTGCGTCCTCGCTATCGTCAAAAGTCTCTTCATAGAAAACGACCACTAGCCAATCTGGATCGCGTGGATAAGTTTCTATTCGATTCACAATTCTTGTTCGGGTAATCGCCACTACGCTGCTTCCAGTTTAGTTTTCAGTTCGTCCACTTCGTCTTTCAAATCTTTAATCGCTTCAACAAGCAACGCGATGGTGCCGCTGTAATCTAGCGTCAGGTGCTCGTCTACCTCGCTAACCGCCTCTGGCAAAACAAGCTCAACGTCTTGAGCAATTAGCCCTGCGTAGCGCCGGTTGGCATCGTCCATGTCTGTACGGATGTAGGTCTGACCGTGTAGCTGCTGCACCTTGGCAAGTGCGTCGGTGATTGGCTCAAACTGCGCCTTAACCCTGCGGTCAGAGTAGGCGGTGATGTTGCCGGTGGCAGTGAACGATCCGTTATCGTTGAAGGTGTATCTAGTGGTGGTGCCGTCTCGGATGTAGAAGTTGCCAATCCCAGAGTTGAGATCCATGTACATATGCGAGCCGTTGCAGAAGAACTCAACGTCATCGCCGGAGCCAAGGCGCAGGATGTCGTTGTCTGCAAGGTCTATTGCTGTGCGCACGTTTAATGTGCCTGCAATGGTTACCGCACTGTTGTTAACCTCGAGCCGCTCTGTGCCACCAGTTACGACGCGCCACTGGTTTGCAGCGTGGAACTGCATGTAGGTGTCAGTGTCGCCGGTGTGATATATCTGATCGCCTACGTAGGCATCGCCTGACAGGTAGAGGTCTCTGAAGCGTCTATTGGTTCCGCCACTGCTATAGCCAATATCAATACTAGCGTCTACGTTTGCGCCAGTGGTGATGTTGTGCGGCATTACAGCGTTGTTATCTGCGTTAAATTGAATGCCTGTATCGCCGGTTCCAATCG